CCCGCCGCGTCGAGGCTGGCGGCGACCCACCAGTGGCGCTTGTCGCGGAAAGCGACGTCGGCGGTGCGGGTGGCGACGGCGTTTCGCGCGTCGGTGGCCTTGAGCGTGTACGTCTTGCTCGCTTTGAGGTTCACGCCGGAGAGTGTCGTGCCCTTGGATGCCGTGTCCTGCGCCTTGTCGTCCAGGGTGAGCGATTTCGGCGTCTTGGACAGGCTCCATGCGACGGTCACGTCCGCGACCGTCGAACCGCGTTCCGCCTGCGATGGGGAAACGGTGAACGAGTTAATGCCCATCGCCTTGTACAGGCTGATGGTGCCGTCCTCGGTGATGTCGAAATCGCCGCCGGGCTTGACGATGCCCGCCTTGTCGGCCGTGGCGATCGAGCCGCCTTCGCCCTTGAGTGCGAACTTGGCGTCGTTGGCCGCGTCCTGCTTTGCTTTGAACCGGGCGAGCCGGTCCAGGTCGATGACCTTGCTGGTGTTAGCCATCGTGTTCCTCCTTATCTGTGGTTGGTGTTGGGAACAGGTTGTCGATGTCCGCGTCGGTGGCGTAGACGATGCTCACGTCGCCGATGATCGCGTCCTCGAGGATGATTACCGGCCCCTCGTCGCACGAGCAGCCGTCCAATGCGCGGATCAATGCGGACTCCTTTCGGTGTCGCTCACGGTGGTTTCGACAAGCGCGGGCCCGGCGGCCAGGCGGGTCACGTCGCCCGAGGGGTCTTCGAGGAGCAGGTCCCACGCGCCCGCGCCCGCGGGCAGGCCTTGCGTGGCCTCGTCCGGGACGCGGATGGTGATGGGTCCCGTCCGTGTCCAGGAGCGTGTAGGGGGCGAGGTCGATGACGGTGAGCCTGTCGCGGCGGACCTGTATGTGGGGCGTCCACCCGGTCAGGTCCATGGGTCTGACGACCGTGACCCCGTTTTTGTCGGTGACCCTGCGCAGCCATCTGAGGCGATAGGTGTTGGTGACGCCGGCCACGAGGATGAGGTTCGCCTCGAGCAGGCATGTACGGCCCAGTGTCTTCATGTGTCATCCCGTCCTTTCCCACATGTGCGCGCCCAGGGAGGGCCGTTCCTCCCAGACGCCGCCGAAATCATTCGCCGGATCCGAGCCGGTGGTGTTCATGACCACGTAGCCGACCGGGAACAGGATTCCGTTGCCGGTCGATGTGGCGTGCGCGGTGATGACGCCATCCTCATTGACGGTGATGGTGCTGCCGTCAGGTCTGACTCCACCCAACGTGGCAATGGTGGCGGCCGGAAGCGCGTAGGTGTCCAATCCGTCGAGTTTCCGCTTGTCCGCGGCGCTCATGAGCCCGGATCCTTCGGCCGTGGCCTCCGTTGCCGTGATGTGCACGGCCTGGCCGTTCCTGCTCGCGGACAATGGCGTGGCCGTGGTTATCGAGGCCACGTTCATGGCTGCCGCGGCGATGGCGGCGATGGAATCCTGCTGTGCCTTGCCGATTTCGGCCGAATAGTTCGAGGCGAGCGTGTAGGCGTCCTTGGCTGTTTTCTCCACGTCGTCCACGCGCGAAGGGGTGACGACCGCGCTGAACGTGTTGTTGCGCATGGTGATGGTGACCCCGTCCGCGTAGTACGCGCCGGAGCCGCCCGAACCGGGGGAGCCGTTGGATTCCGCGGAGCCGCTGAGACTCGTCGTATCGCCTGACGCGGTGCCGCACTCGTAGTCCACGGACAGGATGCCGCCGGATGATTTCACGATCTTCTTGGCCACGGGCACGGTGAGCGTGATGCCGAGCCGGTTGTCACGGCCGGTGACCGTGTCGCCAATGTCCATGCTCAACGTGTTGTCCGTTATGGTGACCTCGACGCCGCCCTGGGATTGCAGTTCGATGAGCTTCTTCCTGGTCTCGGTGTTCAGCTCGTCGGGTTTCGCGTTGGAATAGTCGTAGACGGCCTGACGTTCCGCCAATCCGGTCAATGATTGGGTTTGGCTCACGTTGCCGTTGACATCCGCGTACCAGTGGACGACCGCACGGTCTTTGAGTTCCCCGGTGCCCAATCCGATGAGATGGTTCACCGGCTGCGAGTCCAATGAGGCTTTGAATTCGAGCAGATCACTGTCGATGCTGCCGCCGGAGTGTTCGGCGGGCAGCGCATACGCGTTCACACGCCCGTCCGCCCAGATGAGACGGAGTTTCGCATTGTTGGCGGCGAGCATCTTCCGGATGCCCGTGTACGCGTCCGTATACCGGTCGAACGAATAGGAGCCGATGGTGACCGCGTGCCGGGCGGACGCGGTGAACAGCGCATCCAATCCGATGCGTTTGAACAACATGTTGAGCACATCGCCGGCAGCGCCGGATACGGTGAGGTAATCCCGACCCGTATCGGGTTGGAGGATGCGGCGTGAGAGCAGGCCATGCCAGGTGGGGCCCTCCACGCTGCCGTCCGTGTTGCGCACGGTCACCAACCCGCCGTATTCGGTGCCGTCGATCATGATCAGCGCGCCGGCCTCCGGCTGCGGCAGGCAGGTGAGTTTGAACGAATTCTCATCGCTGCCGTAGGCGAGATCGAGCGTGTAGTCGTCCACCGCGCGCAACGGCTTGTGCTTCGCGTCGGTGACTATGAGGCTGACCACGGTGGTTCGCTCCTCTCCTCGACGGGCGTGAGCTCGAACGTGTAGCCTCCCGGCCAGCTCACTTCGGCGCGCCCGGCGGGCAACGGTTGGAAGACGTAGCTGCCGGAATCAAGGCCGGCACCGCGTTCCGCGTTCGCGAACCAGTTGATCCGGTCACCGGCCGCGTTGACGAGCGTCACCGACTTCTCGCCTTCAACCGCATCCACCTCGACGCGTGCGCCGCCGGGGATGTCACCGGTGATCCGGTACCGGTTTCCGCCGATCGTGACGGTCGGATTCGAGCAGGGCCCGTATATGGTCATGCGGAACGGCATCGGGTCCAACCCGTCCACGGCTATCACCGGTGGGGCGGATGGCGGCCCGTAATCGTAGTCCATGTCATACGGGTGATCGAGATACTGGTAGGCGTCGGGGGCGCTGGGCGCATAGGTGACGGTCGGCAGGCTGCGTCGCCACATGCCCAATTGGGTCACGGTCAATTGGGTTTCGATGATGCGTGGCGTGATGGATTGCGGTTCGCTTTTGGTGATGAGCGCCCTGCACTCCCACACGTCGTCCACGCGCAGCAGGCCCGATATCGTGGAGTCCCTGGAGTGCGCGAGCACGTCATGGTCGGTGAGCATGCGCAGCCGGTCCAATTGGGTTTCGCCGGCCACGGCCTTGATGGTGAGCGTGAGTTCACGGGCCTGCCATGCCACCCCGGTAAGGGTGCGCGCGCCGAGCGTGTACGTCCACGCGCGTCCTCTCAACGATGGCATCGTCTCCCCGTAGATAGGGCCTTCGAACGAGATCGAGCCGCCGGTGGAACACACGTACTCAAGCCGTTGCATAGCGTCGCACCGCCCTTCCGAATTCCCGCCCGTCGATGTTGATGCCCAACTGTTGCAGAATGAACGGCATATCCTCGTGGAACGCCTGCACCTCGGCCAGCAGCTCGTCCAACTGGGATTGCATGCCCTGCTGGTTCGACTGCATGCCGTTGACCATCTGGCAGGCGTTGGCCGGCAGGCTCATCACGGGGGTGGGCATGCCGAACGTGTAGCCGTCCAACGTGAGCCCATCGGCGAGCTGTCCGAGGCTCCGGTTGACGACGTCCTGGCTGCGGTCGATGCCCACGGCCATGCCGCGGCCGATCATCACGCCGACCTGGTCGCGGAACACGCGGCTCGGCGAGTGGATGCCGAGCTTGTCCTTGACCCAGTTCAGAGCGTCCTTGGCGGCGTTGACCGCCGCGTCGACGAGCTTGCCGGCGGCCCCGGCGATGCCGGAGGCGATGCCGGTGATGATGTTCAGGCCGACCTCGCCCCAGTTCACGCTTGTGAACCCGTTCCAGATGGAGCGCACGATGGCGGGGATCTGGCTGATGAGCTGCGGGATGGCCTTGGCAAGGCCCCCGGCGAGGGTGATGATGATCTGCGCGCCGGCCTGCAGAATCTGTGGAAGGTTCGAGGCGAGCGTGTTGACGATCGACGCGATAATCTGCGGGATGTAGCCCACGAGCTGCGGGATGGCCTGAGACAGGCCGTCGATGAGCTTGACCAGCGCGTTGACGCCGACCTGGACGATGCCCGGCAGGTTGCTGGTGAGCGTGGATATCAGCGTCTGGATGACGGTGGGGAGCATCGCGACGAGCTGCGGCATGGCTGAGACCAGGCCGTTGACGATGTTGAGGATGATGTCCACGCCGATGTTGAGGACCGTGGGCAGAGCGGTCGTGAACGCATCCAGCAGCGCCTGCAGAATCTGCGGTATCGCGGCGATGAGCGTGGGCAGCGAGTTCATGATGCCCTGCACGAGCCCCTGCAGGAGCTGCATGCCGGACTGTATGAGCATGGGGGCCTGTTCGATGAGCGCCATGATCAGCGTGGTAATCATCTGCACCGCTGCCGGCAGGAGGGTCGGCAACGCCTGGGCGAGCCCCTGTACGAGCATGCTCACGATCTGCGCGGCGGCCGAGACGAGCTGCGGCAGGCTCCCGGTCACGCCGTTGATCAGGGCAAGCAGGATGTTCGACCCAGTCTGGATCATGCCCGGCAGCACGGCGGAAATCTTCGCCATGCCGTCCGTGATCATGGTGGGCAGTTCCGCGAACAGGTTGCTGATCTGCACGAACAATTGCCCGCCCATGCTCTGGTCGAGCATGCCCAGTCCCGCGACCAGGGCGGCGATGATGGCGCCGATGCCGAGGAACTTCAGGAAGTTGCCCGGGCTGAAGAAGCTGCCGAACATGCCGCCGATCTTGCCGAGGCCTGCCTGCACCTTCGGTCCCACGATGTCGCCCAGACCGCCGAATATGTCGCCCAGACCGGATAGGGCTGGCGTGGCCGCCGTCTTGACTTTGCCGGCGAGCGCCGTGAATCCGGTGGCGAGTTTCGAGTCGCCGATTTTGGAGATCACTCCGCCGAATCCGTTGGAGAGTTTCGTGCCGAACGCGAGCAGGTTGCTGTCGGCCGCGCTGGTGAGTTTGCCGAATCCGCTGGTGAGTTTTGACCCCCATGCGGTGACGGATTGGCCGATGTCGGTGCCGGCGATTTTCGAGCCGAACGATTTGAACGGGCCTGTGAGCCTGTCAGTGCCTTGGGTGATGCGGTTGAGGGCGTTGGCGAACGGGTCGCCGTCGACGGCGAGGGCGTCGCGCAGGTCCTTGTTGAAATACGATTTGAACTGGTGCAGGCCCGTCAGGCTCGACTGGAGCTGGCCGGGCATCTGCTTGAGTTTCCCGGTGAGCTGGCCGAACCCGCCGTCACCGATTTTGCCGAGCGTGTCGAACACGTTGGTGATCTTGTCCACGTTGCCGCCGACGCCGGCGAACAGGGCGAACGCGCCGGCGAGTTGGCCGACCTGTCCGACGATGTCCTGGATGGTGATGCTGCCGTCCTGCAGTCCGTTCGCGAACCGTTCGATCAGGCCTATCGCTTTGTCGATGTAGGGGTCGAGCTGGCCGTTGAGCTTGTCGAGGAACGGGGTGAGCTGGCCGCTCAACGCGTCGATGGCGGGGATGGCGGCGTTGAACGCCTTGCGCAACGATTCGAGCGCGAGCTTGCCGGGGCCTTCGCCCAGTCGGCCGAGCGCGGCCTTCACGTTGGCGAGCGCGCCTTGGAAGGTGTCGCCGGCGGCCAATGCGGCTCCGCCGAGGCCTTCCTGCATGGAGTCGGCGAATGTTTGGAAGTCGATCTGGCCTTTGGATACCATGTCGGAGACCTCTTCCGAGGTTTTGCCGAGGTGTTTGGCGAGCAGTTGGAGAACGGGTACGCCGGAGCTCATGAGTTGGAGCATGTCGTCGCCCTGCAGTTTGCCTCGGGCGGCGACGCTGCTGAAGATGGTGCCGATGTCGGTGAGGCTGCGGCCTGATATCTGTGCGGTGTCGGCGACGGTTTTGAGGACGTTGGTCATCTGGTCGCCGGATTTGATGCCGGCGGCGCTCAGGGTCGCGGCCACGGTGGCCGCGTCGCCCAGGCCGAACGCGGTGCCTTTGACGCTGGCGAGCGCGTTGTTCATGATTTCGGCGATGCTTTTGGAGTCGTGGCCGAGGCCCTTGAGTTTGGCCTGCGCGTTTTCGATGGCGAGGGCGCGTTGGAAGCCGCCTTTGGCGGCGAGTGCGGTGATGCCTCCGGCGATGGTGCCGATGGCGCCGAGTCCGATTTTGCCGATTTTGCCGAATGCGCCGCCGAATTTGCCGAGGATGCTGGTGCCGCCGGCCTTGGCGGCGTTGTCGGCGGCTTGGGTGATGTCGCCTTCGAGTTTCTTGCCGAAGTCTTTGCCGCTTGGGGCGACTTCGATGTAGACGACGCCGATGCTGCTTTCTGCCATCGGGGCTTCTCCTGTGTGGTTGGGAGGCCCCGATGGCGGTCGGGGTCATTCGATGTGGTAGTGGTCGTTGAGGCGTTTGCGGCGGGCCATGCGCGCCTCATAATCGGCGTGGGTTTCCGTGGCCGGTCGGCGGAACGGGTCGGTTCTCCGGTCGGCCCATGGCCGGTAGCCTTTGCGTTTGAGTCGGCCTTCGAGTTCCATCTGGTCCCAGAGCGCGATTTCCGCTCCGGTGGGCGTGTATGACCATCCGGCGAGTACGGCGAAGCTGTTGGAGGTGTGGTCGCGCAGGATTTCGCGGGTGAGCGCCCATGCGCTCTCATAGTCGAGGTTGCCGGATGGTTTGCGGCCGGCTGGCGCGTCGAGCCATGCGTTGAGGTGGCATGGCTTCCAGACGCGCCGGTAGCGGGTCAGCCAGTCGGCGGTCAGCGCCGAGTGATGCTGTTGATGGAGGATGAGGAGGTAAACGATTTTGGGTCGAGGCCCGAGCCTTCGGCCCAGCCTTTGACGATGGCGCTGATCCAGCCGAGCGGGTTGCCGGCCTTCCGCAGCTTGTTCCACAGGGTCGGCTGCATTTCCTGCAGGTAGGCGAGGAACACGGCGGTGGCGTGGAACGTCTCCTCCTCGGAGAGGACGACCTTGCTTTTGACGATGAGCACGACGTTGACCAGTTCGATGGGCAGGTCGGCGGAGTTGAGGTTGGGGAGTGTGACTTCGGTGTCGAGTCCCTTGAGGCTGAGGCATACGTCGGGCTGCTGTTCGGCGTCGGTGTTGATGTCGGGTTCGATTTCGATGGTCTTGTTTTCTGCGCTCATGGCGGTCTCCTGAAAAAAGTGTGTGCGGCGGTCTGGTGGGTGGGGTTCCCCGTCCGCAGGGACCGCCATCGGTGCGGGCGGGGAAGAATGTCAGGGTCAGGCGGTGACGGTGACGGGCACGGTCACGTTCTTGCCGCCGGCGGTGGCGGTGATGGTGACGGGTTTGCCGGTTGCGGTGGCGGCCTTGCCGGTCACGGTGACGGTGTTGTCGTTGACGGTGGCGGTGGCCTTCGCGGTGTCGCCGCTTGTGGCGGTGATGGTCCAGCCCTTGGCGTTCGCCGGGGAGACGGTCACGTTGAACGTCGCGGTGCGGCCGGCGGCGACGGTCAGCGTGTTCGGGGTGGCGGCCAGCGAGTCGACCTTGGTGGCCAGTCCGGCCTTCTCGGCCGCGAGCAGACCATAGACGTGGAACATGTAGCCGTCCGAGGCCTTGAACATCTTGAACGTGACGTTGAAGGTCACGACCTCCGTGGATACGAGGGTCATGTCGTCGCGGTCGGAGACCTTGCATTTGCCGATGGGCAGCACGATGGGGTTGCCGTACTGGTCGAGGCATGCGAGCACGGCCATGTATTCGATGTTCGTGGCCGCGTCCCTGACATGGAAGTTGCCGTCGGTGTCGGCCTTGACGCCGAAGTAGGCTTCGGCGATGTCCTGACGGCATTCGATGCCGGGTATCTGCAGGGTCCAGTAGCCGGGCTCCTGTTCGGAGACCACGATGTCGCCGTTGTGGCCCTTGATCTCGGTCTCGTCGCCCGGCTCGGGGTGCAGTACCGCGCCGTCCTCGCTGTTGTAGCCGACAGGCTTCTTGCCCTCCGGCGGCGTCCATTTCTCGGAGTCCGGCATCTCGGGGATGTTTGGATCGTCGAGCTTCCACAGGAAGAGCGCGTAGTCCTTGATGAGTTTGACCAGGTCGGCGCGGTTGCCGCTGGTGATGTACGAAGTGTCTGTGGCCATTTGCCATACGCCTTTCGATGATTATGCTTGGTTGGTTTCGACGGTGAGCAGGAGCGTGAGGTACGCCATGAGGCAGCCGTTCTCGTCGCTCATGCGGATCGGCCCCGACTCGTGGTCGATGGTGACGACCGGCCTTGGCGGATACAGGCCGGTCAGGTACAGTTCGATGTCGGCGGCGAGGTTCTGCGCGGCGTCGATGTCGCCGGTCCCGTCGTCGCGGCGCACCCACACGGAGATGCGCAAACGCGCCTGCTGGCTGACGGGGGTGGCCTTCTGGCCCGGCACGGCGACCAGCACGCATTCCCTGGACGGATTGCCCCGGTTGCGGACGGTGCCGAACTCAACGTCATGGAACCGGTCGCGCAGACGTTCGAGCAGCACGGGTTCCACGCGCCGGGGACGGACGGGTGGCCGGATGACGCTCATACGACCACCATGCCCAGCATCTGGCTCAGCACTCCGTGGGCCTGTTCGAACGCGGCCGGAGCGGTGGCGACCACGTTGGTGCGGTCAGTGTCCTCGTTGCGGTACACCTTGATCGCCGGATCCACCGCCGCCATGCCCTCCACCTGCTCCTGCACGTCATCCATGACCGGCTTGACGGCCTTGTGCAGCGCCTCCGTGCCGAAAGCCTTCCGGTTCAATACGACCCTGACTTTCTTGGCCATGATTCATCCTTCCCTGACGAACGCGTTGACCACGTCGCCGATATGACGCCCGTGCCTCCACCATTCGAGCGGCGGCCCGTCAACCATCAACGGCTTGCCGCGCACCACGAGGCAATCCGTATCAAGGATGCCCGTGGGCTCGGGACCACGGAAGTACAGGGTGTAGCGGCGGGCCACGCCCTGCGAGTCCGCGCCCGGGGACTGCGAAGTCTCCACCGGCTCCGCGAAACCCATCAGCGAGGCCACATGCCGCATCTCTCCCTGCACCGGGTTCCCATCTGCATCCACCTCGGCCGCGCCCCGGTACACGTCAACACGCTCCATGATGCGATCCTTCCGCCATGTCTATCGACCACATGCGTTGGCCGGACAATCCGAGGTTGCGCAGCATGTCGTCCGTGAACCTCAGATACCCGTCGGGGCTCAGCCACGAGTAGGTGCTGGAGAACGGGCCGGTCGTCTCCGTGGATTGGGTGACGCCGGTCTGTCCACCGGACACCTGCGCCTCCATGGCCGTGCGCACCATCTGGCAGCACACGAGCTCGAGCCCGCGCTCATGCGCGAGCCACCACGCCGGGTCATGTGTCTCGGGGTAGGGGCGGACGCGGTTGCGGATGATCTCGCTCGCGTCCGCGAGCAGGATGTCCGCCTGCGCCCGCTCCTCCGGAAGCAGCTTGTGCCACCGGTCTTCCAGGTTGGAATGCGTGGCGAACGAAACGGACGGGTCCATATGGTCCTCCTTTATCCGATTCTGGTGAGCACGGGCGTGATGTCCCCGTCGACGGTGGTCACGCTTTTGGGCGCATGAGACCCGCCGTGACGAGAGCGTCGCGCAAGGCCACGTATTCGGCCTTCGTCGGCGTATCGCCGGCCGGGTCGGCCACATACGCGGCCTTCGGGACGGTCGGGATCACGCCCGCGGCGAGTTTGTCCGCGGTGATGCCTCCCGCCAGCATCGCGTTCGTCACACTGCCGTCCGCAGGCGTTGATGAGCCGCCAGCGAACGGGGTGCCATCCGGGTTCCACAGGCGCGCCGGCACGTCCATGGCGGCCGGCTTGTGCTTCTTCCTGTTCGTCTTCTGGACGATGAAGTCCTGGGTGAACGCGCCCATCAGGCACCTTCTTCCGTGGAGGACTTGAGCACGGCGAACGCCTTGGGTTCGACGACCGCGTAGGAGAACATGGCCTCGGTGCGGTAGGCGATCTGGTTGTGGGCCTTGAGGTCGACGCCGGTCTGGTCGGGGTCGCCGTAGGGGATGATCTCGGACGTGATGTCGCGCACCATGCCCCATTTGATGAGGCTGAAATCGCCCATGATGGCGAGCACGTGGGTGGGTGTCTTGGCCTTGGCCCCGTTGACGGTGGCGCTGGTGGCGGCCTTGATGCCGTCGAGGGTGCCGACCTGCAGGTTGAGCGGGATCTCCGGGTAATAGCGCATGCCGGTGGCGGGTACGCGGATCTTGCGCAGACGGGAGGCCCACGTGCGGCTGATGGCGATGCCGTTGATGTCGTAGGTCTCGTTGAGCTGGTCGGCCAGGTTGTCGACGTTGGTGATGTCGTCGTCTCCGGCGGTGACCTGCATGGCTCTGGCCGTGAGCGCGTCGAAGCCGGTGAGCGGCCCGCCGGTCTTGGGGTTGACGGCGTGGTAGACGACGTAGTCGAGGGCGCGTCCGATGGCCTCGGCCTGGTCGGCCTGGATGGACTGGATGATCTGGAAGCGGTTGTCCTCGTCGGCCCATTTGAGTTCGCTGGTGACTCGGGTTGTGGTCTGCACCTTGAACGTCTTGCCGCTCACGTAGTTCAGGTCTTGCTCGTAGGAGCTCTTGGTCTGGCCTTCGGCGGTCACGTCGGCCTCGGCGGCGCCGTTGAAGATCATGTATTCCTTGTCGGTGAAGATCTGCGGGCTGCTCGGGGACAGGGCCGCGATGGTCGATGTCTCCTTGACCTTGTTGACGACGGCCGTGGCGACGGTCTTGGGCAGGTGGAGTTTGCTGGTGTCCATTGCCATGATGTTGTTCCTTTCTGGGGGATGATTGCGTTTAGAGGTTGGAGAACAGGTCGTCGGCCCATGCGCGTTCGTCGGCGCCGGCGGCCTTGCCGTCGGGGGTCTTGCCCTGGTGGGGCATGCCCTTGGGCTTGGGGTGCGCGTACTGGTCGATGGCCTTCGCGTTCGCGCTCATGGCCTCGAGCGTGTCGCCGTGCAGCAGCGAGGCGGGCACGCCGGTCTCCTTGGAGACCTGCGCCCTCCACTCGTTCTGCTGTCGTTCCGCCTCGTAGGCGGCGTTGGCGGCTTCGAGTTCCTTGATGCGCTTGGCGGCCTTCTCGGCTTCGGACAGCTGCGAGTCCTTGAACTGTTGCAGTTCCTCGGCGGCCTTGCTGTTGTCCTTGGCGCGCTGCTCCCATTTGCGCGAGTGGGCGCGCTGCTCCTCGAACTTCGCCTTCCAGTCGATGTCCTCGCCGGTGTCGGCCGGGTCTCCCGTTGCGGGGTCGCCGGAACCGCCTTCGCCTGCGCCGGAATCGATGAGACGAAGGTTGTTGCGGAATCGGCGCCAGTGCGGCATGTCGTGCATGATGGTTCTCCTTTATGGTTGATGGGGCCCGTTCCGGGCGTAAAAACCACCCGTGCGGGCGGCGTGGAGTGGCGGG